ACCGTCAATATTTTGACGCGTCAATTTTTTGACGCGTTTCACGTGAAACACTCTCGCCAAAAATTTTTGCATTTGGCTTGCTTTTTGCAAAAATTTTGGCGCGCCCGCGCCAGTAGTAGTACGACTACGATTTTGTCAAGTAGTTCGTGCATGCAAAATTAAAATATATTTTAAAACGACTGGTCTGTTTTTGCTTTTTGAAAATTTTGCCCGACCAACAGTTCAATTTGACAAAATTTTGGTGCGGCCGCGCCGATTATACAGTAGTAGTACTACGATGTCAAGTACTTTTTAGGGCAATCGTGCAAATTTTTCAGTGATGAAGTCTCTTTTGGGGAGATTCGGGAAGACCCCGCGACGGGTGCTCAAATTGACGAAAATTTTTGCAAATTTGGGCAAAAAATGGTCGATAATTTGTTTCTTATAATTTACAATGTATATTTTATGAAACAAATTTTTGCAAATTTGGGCAAAATAATTCTTGACACGCCGAGGTCGTGGGCGGCCCCCCGGAATTCGCTTGCGTTAATTTTCGAGGAAGGGGAAAATAAATCTTGACAACCACAGCACAAAATAGTATAATATACCCTTCCACGGAGATATGCCTATGGCTCACAAAGAACAACAAGAGTGGTTTAAAGCAGTAACAGTTGTATACCCAGAAAGGTTTGAAAACGTCAATGTGTTGGACGTAGGAAGCCTTGATATAAACGGTAGTTGCAGAAAGTTTTTTCCTGGGTGTAGTAGTTATTTAGGCATAGACTTAGAGGAAGGTAGAGGAGTAGACGTGGTATGTATGGGGCAAGATTTTATGGCCCCAGATAATACATACGATGTAGTAGTATCTGCCGAATGCTTTGAACATAACCCTTTCTGGAAAGAAACCTTTTTAAATATGCACAGATTATCTTGCATAGGAGGGTTTATTTTAATGACTTGCGCTACTGAAGGGCGAAGAGAGCATGGCACGAGTAGAGAAAATCCTCATGACAATACTAAAGTAGGGGTCTCTTGGAATTACTATAAAAATTTAACCGAACAAGACTTTGAAGATAGTTTTCCAATGAAAAGTATGTTCAGTCATTATAATTTTAGTACAAACAAGAAGGCTAAAGATTTATACTTTTTTGGGTTCAAGCAAGGATAAATGTCTTGACACATACTCAAATTTTTGATAATATATACGCAAGAAATGAGGAAAACCAAGCAATAAAAAAATTATTCTTGACATCCTCACCTAAACTTGCTATAATTATTTTCCATGAGGGGCATTGGGCCCAGAGATAAATGAGGAAAAATTATGCCAGAACTAACTAACGAAAACAATGACGGCTGGGCATTTGTAATTGTTGCAGATCACCCAGAAAGAAAGTTTTTTAAATATCCTGCTGGAGAAGTAAACAGAGCCTTGTGCTATAATAAGCTAGATGAACTACTAGATAAGTATGAAGGAGACCAATCTAGAGCGGAGCTTTGGTTGATCCCTAATAATGAACACTTTGATGAAGTTTCTTCTAGGGCCGAGCATTCTGACTACACACTGGAGGACCACAGTAACGAAGGAGTATAATTTTGAGAGTAAGAGTACAGGTAAAATCAAGGGGAGTATCCCCACTGTTCAGGAACGTAGTACATGCCGCATCTAGGTGGGCAGCTACGGAATTAGGCTTGGACACTTTACCTGGACAAGTTACGATCAAAATTTGTCCTTTGGATATTTATGGTGATGCTCTGTGGGTCGATGAAGGCAAGTACCGAGTACGTCTTTCACCGGAACAATCGGTAAAAGACGTACTTGGAACCCTTTTTCATGAGCTTACACACATACACCAGTATGCAACAGATCGTTTAGATCTTGGCTTCAAGCAAGCCGTTTGGGAAGGTGAAACTATGCAAATTCCCAGAACCCACAGCAAAAGACCTTGGGAAATAGAAGCTTTTGCCAGCGAAAAGAAACTATTAAAAAAGTACAGCAAAGGTTCAATTTTCGCTTGACAAGATCCTAAAATTTAGATATAATATCCGCATAAATTAAGAACAAAACCACTACAAAATTTTAAGGAACAAACATGACTGAACAAGCAAAAAGACCCGTTAACTACACTCCTGAGATGGTTGAGAACATGGTATCAGCTTACACTGAAAACCCTCTGCCTGAAACAGTTGATGCGTTAGCTGCTCAGTTCGGCAAGTCACGTCGTAGCATCATTGCTAAGTTGTCTGCCGAAGGTGTATACATCAAGCAGGAACGCGTAGGTAAGACAAAGACTGGCGCTGATGTGATCAAAAAAGCAGATCTGGTTGCGCAAATCAATGCATTACTCGCTATCGAGGTGCCTTCATTAGAAAAAGTTACTAAGTCTGATCTTCAGACTCTTCTCAAAGCAGTGAGCTAATATGCACATCTGCGACCAAAATGAGAGGTGGCCAGAATACGACGCTCGGGGTATTTTCCTTACGTATGTTTGCCCCGAGTGTGTCGTTGAAAAGCTCTCTCAGTATAGCGACGATGTTTTATATGATAGTAATTATTGGTCTGACGACCCTATAGAAGAGGATTACAACGAATGGCTAGAGTAAAATTAGGAATGCAACGTTTGTGGGAGCCTGGCCCGCCCAAGAAAACAAGTAGTAGTGGCAACCCACACATGGTTAAGACGTCTACAATGAATAAGCATAAAAGACGTTCTTTCAAAAAATACCGAGGACAAGGTCGGTAAATCAAGGAAGCCCTCTTCGGAGGGCATTTTTGCATATGAATATAATAGAAAATTTTTTAGACGAGACTATAGCTAATCTTATTTCGCAACGTATGTACGAAAGCGATAAGTGGATGGATAACTTTGGGGGTCAAGATAACTTAGAGTTTTTAAACTTTAAAAACGCACCCTATGAAGAAAAAGATGGCTTCGGAATAGATATTCCTCAAGCGATAATAAACAAAGTAAAAGAGTTAGATTATATTAGGAGTTATGACATTGTAGAGTCCTTTTGGAGCCTTTACGAAGTAGGCAGTTATTTAAATAGTCACACCGATATGTCTGAAACAGGAGATAGGTCTATCGCCTTTGTATATAACTTAACGCCTGAATGGAATCCTGTGTGGGGCGGCTTGTTCAACTTACAAGACGGAAATAAATTCACAGCAGTATCTCCTATATTTAATAGTTTAGTACTTTTTAAAGTACCTAATAATCATTTTGTTAGTGAAATTTCTCAAAGAGCAGAAAGATCAAGACTTTCTTTTTCTGGGTGGTTGAAGGAAATATAAAAAATTTCTTGACATTTTTTGCTATGTCATATATAATATACCCATGAATATACACATACCTCATCCTGATAGATCTAATAGCGAAGTTAAAATAAAAATAGACTACTGGGACAGCTGGAGCGCGGATTATACACTTGCTCAAGTTATACACCCAGTATTAGTTCAACTCAAAAATACAACTAATAGCTATCCAAGTACTTTGGAGCCTGAAGAGTGGGATACTATCCTAGATAAAATGATAGCTTCTTTCGGAAGATATGTAACTCAAGAGTACTGGGACAGTGATATGTGGTCCGAGGAAGAGAATAAAGAATTTCAAGAAGGAATAAATCTGTTTGCAAAATATTACAGAGACTTATGGGATTAAAAACATGTACTGTATAAATCAAAATTGTTGGAAAAGAAATGGTATTTTTTACGCAACCCCCTCTATTGCTATTCTGCATGATGAAATCTGTGGATTTAGCTTAGAAGTGGCCTGGCTCTGCTGGTCAGTAGAGGTAGGAAAAGTAAAAAAATGGGAAAGATAATAGACTTTAAAGATAAGCAACAGTCTTTAGAAGTAATGCAAAGACTGGAAGGCGTAGGACAAATACTACATGATATAGTAGAAGCTCTAGATAAAGGATACATGCATATGGATAATATGGAAATGCAGTATGAACAGAGCCAAAACGCTTTTGAAATAATTTTATGTGAAGCCGCTGAAAAAATAGGAGTAGAGAACATACCTATATCATTGCTTGAACAATCAAGAGAGGTAGGCATTCATATAAGTGACGATGGTATATTTTATGAGTGGGGAGGTAAAAAATGGAAAAGGCCCGAATAAACTACACTGAAGAACAAACCGAGTACATAGTTAAAGAGTATTTAGGCAAACCAGAAAGAAGCACGGTCGAACAGCTTGCAGAAGAGCTAGGAAGAAGTATAAAATCTATAATTGGTAAACTATCTAAAGAAGGAGTTTATCGAAGAGAAAGTTATAGAACTAAGACTGGCGAACTCCCTGTTACAAAAGTGGAATTAGTAGCTTCTATAGCAGAAGAGTTAGGACTTACAGATAGACAAGTAGAAGGGTTAGAAAAAGCTCCCAAGCAAGTTCTAAAAAACATAGAAGCTATATTAAAGTATGACGAAGAATAATGTACTTTATATTTTTGGAAATGGTATTTCCCGAAAACCAATAGACCCTTCCAAATTAAACGGTTATATCTACGGGTGTAACCGTTTTTACCAAGAATATCCCTCCTCTGATAAAATCTTTGTTGCCGATCAACCAATGGCAAAAGAGATTCTTTTCTCAAATTTCTCTGGAATTGTTGTATATAGACACTCCTTACTAAGTAGAGCTGAAGTCGCAGAACAAATAAAAGAAAAACCTAGCTGGCTTCCATTTAAACCTGAAGCAAGAGGTCTAGCGGGCAAGAGACAAAAAGGAAACTACAGTAGTGGAGCAAGAGCCCTGATCTGGGCAATTCATATAGACCCCTTACAAAGACAAAAAGAGTGGGATGAAATATATCTTTTAGGCTTTGACTTTCACAATATGAAAGGGCAAAAGCCTTACAAAGCACTAAATATTTATAAAGGGAAAGAGTTCTACCAGCAAGATACTTCTGTAGGGACGGGCTCTGACTTCCAAAAGCAAATAGACCCGTATAGAAAGAAATTTATACGAGTAGTGGATGATAATACCGTTCTAGTAAAGGAGGGGTGGAATCAGCTAGATATAAAGGAATTCATGTGCAAACACTTATCATAGTAGGTAACGGACCTTCGCGGGGTCAGATTAACCTGTGGCAATACAAGCGAAAAGGATATGTTCTCTATGGATGTAATCGTGCTTACGAAGACTTAGTCTTTGATCGACTATTCTGCACGGACCGAGGCATGACAGAAGAGATTGTGAAATCCTCGTATAGAGGAAGAATAGTAGTTCGCCCAGGAAATGATGAAATTCTAGACAAACGAATAGAAGTGTTTGATGCAGATAAAATTTATAGAGGAGAGAGGCCGAAGAAAGAAACAGTGGCTTCAGGAACTCGAGCACTTCTCTACGGGATTGAAAAAGGTTATAAAAACATTTATTTACTGGGATTTGATTTGTACGACCCGGGCGATAAAAAATTAATACGACCCAGTGCAGTAACAAACATATATGCTGGAACAAAATTCTATGAAGTAACTAGAACTTCGCTCAGAGTTGAGACGGCAAAAAGGTTTGGAGCACAGATAGAGAAATATTATCATTTATGTAGAAGAGTCACTACAGAAAAAACAGCTTCTATAGATCCGAAAAGAGAAATATCTAGGAATGAGTTTTTATCACGGGCGGCAGCGGGGTTACTATGACCCTACGCAAATTCTAGACAATTTGAACGCATAAAACAAGAATCATCACAAATTAACGTAAAAAAGAAGGGTCTTTTATGACCTTTTTTTATTCGCAAAAATCGGCGTGGATTGTAATCGTAAAAAAGAAAGGGAATTGTACTTAAATTGTCTTAATCTTTGAACTCTTTAAGAGTTATTTGATTATCCGGGTCCTTAGCGGTTTGTCAGAATTGACTTTGGACTTGAAGTGAATAATCATGGGGTTATCGCAAGATACTATGCAACAACGAGTAATCTTGTGGGTTCCTCCACTGATGCTCCTTGGAGGTCGCATCAGAGAGAAGCGCACAAATACTCTATGCACAGTATCTTACTTCTGGTTATAGTAAATCACTGATTGACTTGATTGTCTATCAATTTTGATATATTGTACCACACTTTTTGGCATAAGTAAAGAACTTTTTTTCCCAGGTATTGACCAATGGATTCTTTTCCAGCCTCTCCGAAGATGCGGAATATAATTCTTGACTTTTCCAACCTTTTGAAGTATAATATGAAGTACATAAATGGAGAAGTAAATGGCAGAGAAATTGGATGGACTCAAGTTTGACGACGAAAAGCCTGAGATGTATCTTCTACCTCCTCTTGCTACTTTAGAGGTTGGAAAGGTGCTTACTTATGGAGCAAAAAAGTATGATGCTCACAACTGGAGAAAACTCGAGAACCTTCAAGAACGCTATACTTCTGCGGCGCTGAGACATCTTCTTGCTCATATGGCAGGCGAAAAGAATGATGAAGAGACAGGACTCTCTCATCTAGCTCATGCTATGTGCTGCCTTTTATTTAAGTTGGAGGATGAACTCCTTGTATATAAAGAAGTACAACAGTTATTTTATCCACATTCCTAAGACAGGAGGAACTTCAGTAGAGTTCTTCTTTATCAGGGACCTTGGCATACCTATACAACTAGGGCAAGGTCATGTGCAGATATATAATGATCTTCACGAAGAATACCACATGGGAAGAAATGCAAAAAAGTTTCCTATTCATCACTGGAATGTTCGAGAAGCGGAAGAATACCTAAATCAGGTAAATTACTCTTTTTCAATAGTAAGAGACCCAGTAGAAAGATTTAAAAGCGAATGTAAATTTCGAGCAATAACTCCAGAAAAATTATTTGCAGAGAAAAGTTATAGAACTATGTCCCAGTATGATTATCTTTACACAAATGGAGTATGTAAAGTAACAGATGTATTTCGTTTTGAAGAGTTAAAAAAGCTCGAAGAAAAGCTGTCACAGTTATTTGAAAGATCAGTAGTTCTTCCTCATGAGCAGAAATCTCCAGCAAGACAGGTAACCTTATCTAAAGGTGAAGTAGCGTACATAAGAGAAAAGTATAAAAAAGATTATGAAACCTTTTACTAATATATTTCATACACCAGTTCTTCCAGAAGAGCAAGCAAGAAACTATGTAACTCAGTGGACAAAAGAAAATGTACGCTATGTATGTTCTTCTGCGATTGGAAGAGAAGAGATAGTATGGGATATCTATTATGGCGATACATACCACGGAGTAGCTCTGCTAGAAAAGGACGGAGAACTAAGTTTAGAGGTTCATGCAATGGACCATATAGAAGACTTTGCTTTTATAATGGTAAAAGATGAAAATGAAAATTATAGATATAGTACCTCTCTAAAAGATAAAATAGAAATGAGCGACGGAAGCTATATCTCAGGCGGAAGAACGTGTCCCGTCTTTGAAGGCAGTTTTGAGATAACCTATTTAGAGAGGGGCGAGTTTATAAAATGTCTTTAAGACGACAGTATTTTGAATATCCTTTTAAACATTGGATCTTTGATGATTTTTTCTCCCCTCGAAGAGCAAAAGCTCTTTCGACAGAGTTTCCTGTTCCTGGCGAAATGTGGCATCATTATTCTAATAGTGTGGAAGAGAAGTTTGCAGATAGAAATCTTTCAAAGTTTCCTCCAGTATTTCAGGAAGTCTTTAATAATCTGATGGGAGACCAATTTGTAAACTGGTTGCAGAGAACTACGGGAGAGCCAGATTTAGTTCCCGATACAACTCTCCATGGAGCGGGGCTCCACTATCATGCAAAGGGAGGAATGCTTCGTACTCATCTTGACTATAGCCTTCATCCAGATAATGGCTTAGAAAGAAAATACAATCTGATTGTTTATCTTTCAGAAGGATGGAAGCCTGAATGGGGCGGAGCCTTAGACTTCTGGGAGGGAGATAGTAAGGAACCTACAAGAAAGGCTCGCTCTATTGATTGTTTGTTCAACAGAGCAGTATTGTTTGATACTTCTAGCAACTCTTGGCATGGATTCAATGATCCGATCGTGTGCCCAGAGAAAGAATTAAGAAAGAGTATTGCTTTGTATTATCTAGCGCCTCCGAGCAGTTCGGCAGATCCAAGTAGAAAACGTGCCAAGTTTGCTCCTACAGGTGATCCGGAGACAGATAGATTTATACAAGAGAGATCCTCATGATAACCGTATTCTACCATCTAGGGCAAATAGGTGTGGAATGGAAGGATATTTTCTTGTCCGATATGCAAAGATTGTCCGAGATTATAGATAGAGTTGATACATTAAATATACATATAAACTTAGCTTCGTATGATCCTCTACCGGAGTTTTCTCATTTTATTCCTCCCGAAAAGATAGGACATATTTACGGAAACCAAGATCCTTATACTGAAAATGAAACGCTAGCTGCAACAGTATTTAATGCTCAAAAAGATATTGGGGGCGTCACGTTCTACTGTCATTCAAAAGGAGTAACGAACTCTTCTACTAAAGACTGGAGTAATTTCTTGTGGGATAAATGTCTTGAAATAGATACTTGTTTGGACTATTTAAAGAATTACAGTACTTGTGGTCCGATCTTTACTAGATTTACCTGCTTTTCTACAGATGAGCATGTTACTAATTCTGAGTTTTGCTATTTTCCTCATTATGCAGGAAATTTTTTCTGGGCAAAAAACGACTATTTAGCAGGACTTAATATAACTTTTTTTGATAATTGGGATATGAGAATTTGGACAAATCAGGAAGATCTTCCTGAAGAGGAAGAAGGAAAAGGATTTTACAAACGATTGATAGGAGAACAGTTTCTTTTCAATAGTTTTTATCCTCAAAAATCTCAAAATTTGAGTTATAAATGTCTAGGAAGACCTCAGGCTGTTGATCTTTATCATAATTCTTTATGGAACACGTGGACAAGCAGGCCGAAAATAGGCCTAATAGCCATGTTTAGAAATGAGGCTTCAGTAATTAAACGAATGCTTGATTCTACTTTAGGTCACATATCTTATTATGTACTCCAGGATAATGGCAGTACCGACGGCACTGATGTTATTGCAGAAACTTTTCTAAAAGAAAATAACTTAAAAGGATTTGTTTATAAAATAGACGAATGGAGAGGTTATGGCTGGAATAGAGATCATGTACTACAAAAATTTAAAAGCTCTAACCATTTATGTGACTGGATCACTAAAATGGACTGCGACGAAACTTTAGTAGTAGAGGACGATTTTGACTGGGAAATTTTAAGAGACTTGAGTGTTCCAGCATGGGATATTCCTTGTCTTAATGGAACTATGGTATATTGGAGAACTTGGCTTTGGAACTCACACCTCAACTGGAGATTTCATGACGATGTAGCCCATGAAACTACATATCTAGCTTCTCTCGCTCCGGAAGAGCCTGACTATGAAGCGAATTATGACACAGTTAAGCTACCCTACAGTTTTAGACATGAGCCTTTTTTTGACGGAGAAAGCTATAGCAATACTAAAAAATATGCGATTGATGCTCTAAATCTTGAAAAGAAGATGTTAGAGGAAGACTCTTTTTTATCTAATCATTATCATTTTTGGTATATAGCAAAGTCTTACTACGATAACGCTGTTACAGCGACTGGAATCCCCGAATTTCTTCGCATAGAATATACTAGAAGAGCAATACAGCTTTGGAAAAACTATCTTGAAGTAGGTAGAGAACAGGGCTGGAATTGGATAGAATTAAATATGTGGGCAGCCATATTTATAGGTAATATGTACACATGGCTAGAAGAATATGACGAAGCAGAAAAGTACTATCTTTTAGGTAAATCTTTCGTTCCGGACAGAACAGAAGCTGTAGTAGCGTTAATAGATATGTATATATCGCTAGGAGATAGAAGAGCTGCTGTAACTTGTTTCAATGAAAATATACAGTATTTTGAAAACTTTCCGGATGATAGGTATGAAGTTTTCTTGGACAAGCAATTCTATATGTGTGAAGGAGGAGGCCAAGTCCCTAGGAAATATCAACAAACCTTGCTAGATACTGAAGAAGCTTTGCCTTTAAATAATGCCAGTACTAATTTAATAATTATTGATAATTTTTATAAGTATCCGGACAAGGTTAGACAAAAGGCCTTGGGATTAGAGTATGTAGAAAATTTAGAAAACTACAAAGGGCTGAGGTCCTCACAAACATTTATACCCAAAGGATTAAAAACAAAGTTTGAAAAAATACTAAATGTACGGTTAGACAGGGACTTAGAAGAACAATCCCCCTCCGGCTGTTTTCAAATAACAACAGAGAAAGATCCTCAAGTCTTTCACTGCGATAATCAAAAATGGGGCGCAGTAGTATTTTTAACTCCGAACGCTCCTACTTCTTCTGGAACAAGGTTGCATTCTTCGGTTTTTACCACTGCCACAACAAATGCTTCCCCAGAAATAAGTAAAGCTTTTTCTCAAGGCTTTTTCAATGAAAGCCTATTTCCAACAATAGCAGAATGTCATAATGTATATAACAGATGTGTAATTTTTAATGGGCATCATATACATTCTGCAGGGCCTTACTTTGGTAATTCCAAAGAAACAGGAAGATTAGTACAATTATTTTTCTTTGAGTAACTTTTATGGAACTAAAATTAAAACCCTTGTTTTTGTCAGAAGAGCTTAACGCAGCCGTCGAGGAAGCTCCTACTAGCTTAAAATTTAGTATTGTAACACCGGAACATACTTATTTAAATATACATAATTTAGCGCAATTATGGGATAGTATTATTAATCAAACCTATACCAACTGGGAGTGGGTAGTATATTGTAATGGCGAGGTTAGCCCAGAAGTACTAAAAACCCAGTTATCAATTTCAGACGATAGAGTTAAATGGCATACCCAAATACGGGAGCATCAACCCGAGAATTCTATTGGAGATATAAAAAATGCCGCTTTTTCACTAGCTACAGGCGATATAATAGTAGAGGTAGATCATGATGATAAACTTAGGTACGATTGTTTAGAAAAATTAAACGAAGTATATGAGAACGATCCTGACGCAGGATTTGTTTACTCTAACTGTATGTATTTTGTTGAAGAAGATTATGGGCCTTGGCATGGCTTTAGTAAAGAGCATGGTTGGACAGACTATAGCTATGTTTGGCCACATTCTGGTGAAGTTGGTACGGTGAATAATACTTGGCAACCTACTGCTAAGGCTTTCTCGTATGTCTGGTATGCTCCCGATCATGTAAGAAGCTGGAAAAGGTCTTTAAATACTACTTTAAACAGTTATGACCCTGAATTAAGTACAGGAGATGATATTGATTGGATACAGCGTCTTTATATACATCATACTAAATTTGTTCATATACCAGAACCTTTATATTTTTATAGACTTACGGGGACAGCAAATACTTCTATTCAGAGAAACGAGAGCATACAAGTAAAAACTAAAGAGCTCTGGAGAGATCGCTGTTCAGAAATAGCCGTTATAGAGGGCGCTGTCTTAGGAGATAGGATAGAACTAGGAGGAGGAGAAATTTCGACTTTCGGCTTAAGAAATTATGATCTACACTGGGGAGATGTCAGAGACGATTTAAATAATGGAATTCAGGTGGCGGATAATTCAGTAGGGATTATAAGAGCTTGGAATATCCTACATCTACTAGATGATCCTGTTTTTATAATGAGAGAGTGCTGGAGAGTTTTAGTTCATGGGGGCTGGCTTGTTTTACAAGTACCTTCCACAGAAGGCAAGGCTGCTTTTTCTAATCCTATACATAGAAGTTTTTGGAATTATGACTCTTTTTATCACTACACCGATATAACTAAGGCTAAAGAATCTTATACAGAAGATATAAGATTTCAAAGTTATGGGGTCTGGAATGTTCCTGATGAGAATGGAAATCTTGCTGTTAGAGCTTGTATGATTGCTTTAAAAGATCCCAATGGAGAGAGGTTCCCAGGTCCTATTAGGATATAACCTCTAAGACCTGAGCCATATTTTTACCTCCAAAGCCAAAAGAATTGTTCATAAAAACTTTTTCGCAGGGAGTGTTTTCTCGGCATAAACTATTGCTAGTATCAAAATCACACTTATTTAGGTTATGTATATGAGGTACTATATTTTGTTTTCCTGCTTCAATACAATGTATTGTTTCTAAAATTCCTGCCGCTCCAACTGTATGCCCTATTTTACTCTTAGGAGCCCAAATAGGTGTATTAGGTAGTACTTTTTGAATTGCTGTATACTCTATGACATCTCCTATAGGTGTTGAAGTACCATGAGCACAAACAGTATTTGGGACAATTTCTGCATATCTTAAAGCTTGTCGCATTGCTTGTATTGCCCCTCTACCGTCTTCGGCAGGGCTAGTAATACTTAAGCCTTCGGATGCGTGCCCAGGTTCATGTAAAATTGCGTGTACTTTGCTGCCATACTTTTCTACATTATATGCATTTTGAAGAATTAGTACTCCAGCACCTTCTCCCATAACAAAACCAGTTCTGTTATTATCAAATGGACTATTGTTGTTTGAAATTGCACCAATTTGATGGAATCCCTTAATCGCTGTTTCATAGCAGCCAGCGTCAGCACCTCCGACTATTACATAGTCATATCTGTGCAATATCCGCATAGCATAATCAATACTAACTAATCCAGTAGCGCAAGCGGCGGCTACAGAAGTAGACATTCCCTGAAATTTCCAGTGCTCAGCTACATGATATGTACACATATCAGTAATAGTATTAACATTCTCTCGCGGAGAGACTTTAGAGTTTGATAAAAATTTTGGAATATTTTTTGAAGACATCTCGCCTTCAGATAAAGTAGAAGATATTATTACAGCCACATTAGAAGAGTGGCGAATATTTGCGTGTAGTAAGGCAAGATTTGTCGCATGCATTACAAATTTCTGTGCTCTTGACATACCTTTGGGTCGAAATCCCTTAGGGTATAATAATCTAGAGTCTTCAACTTGATACCCCGTATTAATAGGGTATTCTTTAAGTGGTTCAATTATAGAAGAGTAGTCAGTATTATTTAAAGAATTCTGAAAACTTTCATAAGGGTTATTTCCTAAAGCATCTATAGAACCATAGCCAACTACATACGCTTTTAGAGTGTTTCCATCCATAAGGCTCTTCTCAGATTTGGTTTAAAAAAGTTAGGCCCTTTTAGTACTTTGCCATCTTCTCTATAGACAGGCTTTCCGTCTTCGCCTAGTTTACTCATATTACTTGCATGAACTTCATTGAAACAAGTATCAAGATCAAGGCCAAAGGCGTGGCCTGCTCCGTACACAACATATAGTAAATCAGTGAGCGCATCTGCTACCTCCACAGGATCTTCATTAGCAATAGCTACTTTTAATTCCTCTAGCTCTTCCTCAATTAAGTCTACTCTAAGTTCTCGAGTAGAGAAATCGGGCCAGTGAGGTTCTAAATGAACCTCTTGACCAAAAGCCTCCATAAAATCACCTACTAACTCAAAGTTAGTACCTTCCCATACTACATTAGCCATCTTGAGTTCTCCAAACTCCATTTAATTACTTGATTCAATCTATCTCGAATCGGTCTAGGCTTCCAGCCCATCTCTGCCATTTTACTCCCATCGAGAGCATATCGAAGATCATGGCCTGGACGTTGAGAATGAAAATCAACCATTCTATATTTGCATTCTTTATTTTGAAATTCTGCTATAATTTGAGCTACCTCTAAATTATCCAACTCCTCAGACCCTACAATATTAAACTTTTGACACTTTGGCTCATTATAAAGTCTAGGGGCTATGGATAGATCAGTTCTCAATAAGAAAAGTAAAGCATCTGCTACATCCTCTGCATGTATATAATGTCTAGAGCCTGCTTTAGTTTTTTCAGGATTAGAGTGAACAGTAACAGTCTCTTCATCCCTGATACGCTTTATACACATTGGAATATATTTCTCCGGATGTTGACGTTCTCCAAAGACATTCATAGTATGTGTAATAATTGCAGGCAGCCCATAAGTATTTTGATATGCAACTACGAACTCCTCTCCTCCTGCTTTACTAGCAGAGTAGGGATTTGTGGAGTTATATCTATCTGTTTCCTTATATTTAACATTGCCAGGGGCGGGACCAAACACTTCATCTGTAGAAAAGTACACAAATAGCTCAAGATTTGGCACTGTTCTAGCATAGTCGAGAAGATTTACAGTTCCTACCACATTATCCAGTACAAATTCCATAGGATAATCAATAGACCTGTCTACATGAGATCCTGCCGCCATGTGAGCAATAAAGTCTATCTCTCCAATAGCGGAAGAAATTTGGTCATTAAGAGCAGCTTTTAAATCGTGATGTACTATTTTTACTCTTTTTCTATCTTCTTGATTAAATTGATTAACTACCTCGGAAAGTCTATTTAGATTTCCACTGAAGTCTAATCTATCTAATGTTACGATATCCCAATCAGTTTCTCTTAGTATTTTCTCTACTACATGGTGTGCTATGAATCCTGCTCCACCAGTAATTAAAATACGTTTATTGTTTCTCAGCACGAACCCTCCTAAGCTCTCTTAATTTTGCTGCTTTTTTTCTCTTCTGTCTTGCCTCTGAAGGCTTTAAGTAGTATTGTCTCTCACGTACTTCAAAAAGTTTTTCCAAAGATCTTCTTTTTAAAATTCTAAGAGCTTTCTCTACATTTCCGTTTTTTACTTTTATGTCCATACTTTATATTTATTTTCCCACACGAAGTCATCATACACTTTTTTAATATAATTTTCTGATATATTAAACTCTCGACTTCCCATCTTAGCTATTTCTTCCCTGCTAAAATCAGAGTAGAATAACCCCTCTACAAACATTACCACTTCCTTAATTTTTGCCATTATTCCTCCTTAAAGTCTACTTTTACATTTCCTGAAATACTGACTCTATAGTCATCCGAACTAAAAAATGGATAAACTTGATGTATTAACTCTGCAGGAAAAAATGCAAACTTACCCTCTTCGGGAAATATTAAATCTTCATTAATTACATTACAAGAGTTAACTATAGAAAAAGCCCCGTTTTTTAGTTTCTCTTTATCTTTATAAGGGAAATAAGTATACTCGTCTTCCATAGTGTACGGAACTTTAAGCCAAATTACAAAAGAAAACAACCCACTATGATTATGTAGAGGGTTGTATTCATACTTTTTCATCCAGTTAACCCAACTGCTGGATAAACTTAACTCAAAACTTTTGTATTCGCGGTCAGTGGCGATTCTTTTCCATAATTCTTCAACGATACGCCATCCCCAGGTTTCCGCATACTGTTCTGCACATAATAAACAGAAGTTTTCTATCTGGGATGTAACTAAAAGATTATCTAGAGCTAGTTCCTCATTTAAGACTCCTGCTAAATATTCTCCATGTTTTTTACCGTTTGGTCCTTGTTTATCAACTATTTCTGTAACTAAGAAGTTGTAAAATTGAGCAGATAAAGATCCTGTCAGCCACCCTGATATGCTTGGAAATATAGCTTTTACGGTTTTACTTAGTCTATGGTCGTATTCTTTCACGGTTTTTTAAACCACCATCCTCTCGCTTTTAAATATGCCACTTGTTTAATTATAGAATTATGAGTTCTACCTGGAAGAATTTTTTCCATCTCTTCTCCTCCTACAAAATAGTAGTGGTCCCTTAAAAGCATGCGTTCTTTATAGCTCCATGGCTTTTTTCTATAATTTTTCATCCGTATATTATATGATAAAAGTGCGTTCATGTCAAGTATTATTTTTGCAAGGGGTAACATTCAAAAAAATAGTTCTTGACTTTTTCTGGTTATTTCTATATAATAGTATTCAGAAATTGAGAGAAGCCAGGGACAGTTTTGTACTTGATACAGTTTTGTACTTGATACAGTTTTGTACTTGATACAGTTTTGTACTTGATACAGGTGCTGATAAGGCAGTAAAGATTTCGGTGAAAGTACCAGCCCTACCGAAGCTCCAATTTCTGCCAAATTTTTCCTCTTAGGCTAAAAGAGGAAGGCCAGTATGCAGGCTTATTGTGCATAGCCGTAGTTGGTTATTACTCCGTTAAGAAACATAACCCGTCCGAAATCTTTCAAAGCCTGACGCTAAAAGGAAATAGAAAGAAACAACTAACCACGAAAATTACTAATAATGTTATGGGGTTAGTTACAGCGAGGAGCCTATTCATAACCATAACCACGGGTTCTCGCCAGGGGTGCTATCTTAGCCATCTAGTGAGTAGCACGTCGAAACGAAAGTAGGTAGGTAATCGTTTCACTCTATATAAAAGGAGAAGATCATGGATGGTGTAACCATTGCATTGATCGTTGTAGCTCTGTTAATCATACCGAGCAGCAACAAGGCTCTGAACGAAAAATGCAAGGCTGAAGTCGAACAAGGCATTGCAGAAAGCGTTCAAGAGTGTAGAAACTACTACATTAACGAGAAGTAAGAAGTAGTTTTAAGTCAACGGTAGACTTTAAATGCGCGAGTTTCTTGCCCGTTTTCTCAAAAACGATCTAGGCTTGGGTTCTCGGAGCTTGTACCTAGGACAAAAGCTCTACTAAAGCCTCGGTGAAATATATTTTCACCGAGGTTTTTTTATGTGTTACTCAAAAAAATTTCTTGACAAAGTGGTGCGGATGAAGTATAATATGCAATGATTAAATTTAAAATCAAAAATTTAAACGGAGATTTTTATGCTTAGTCCTGAGTTAATAGCTATTTTTGTTTTCTGTATGATAGGTGTGGCTTCTTCTTCTTTTGTTCTAGGAAGAAGAGAAGGGATGGAAAGTGTTATAGATCATCTAATCGACCAAGGAGTATTAGAATTAGATTCTGAGGAAGAATAGTGTACGTTTGTATTTGTAATGCAATTACAGAGAAAATGCTAGAAGAGAATGACTACTATTACCATCTTTTGGGATCTAAGTGCGGTAAATGCTCAGAAGAAGGGTCGGTAAAAGTAGAGAAGATAACTTATCTAACAGAAGACAGAAAAGAAACATGAGTGAAAGCAAAACTTGTAATGTTTGTAATATAGAGCAACCAATATCTGAGTTTCAGAAGAACGGGACTCAGCCTAATGGAAAACAAAAACATAAACCTTTCTGTAAGACCTGCTCTAGTAAACAGGAGTTCCACCAATATTATACTAGACTTACTCAGGCGATAACAGAATTAAATAGACATTGGGAATGTGAACTTTGTGGATATGATGAGAACTTGGGAGCAATAGCATTTCATCACATAGAGCCTTCTACAAAGTCTTTTGAAATTTCAAAGAGAAGGCACGCTACTGTAAAGACACTTAAGGATGAACTTGAAAAATGTGCCATACTTTGTCAAAATTGTCACGCAGAAGTACACTCTCCTAGACTTATAAAAAAGAAAGTTTTTGAAGAACTACAAATCCCGTTATAAAAATATAACTAGATGGATCGGACGGCGTTTCAATACGCCCAGCTCCACCATAAGCACATCCGTAAGGCGCAGTAAGGTTCCCAACGGATTACCGTAGAAGACTACGCAGGGTGTGTTTATGAGGGGGCTGACAGGTTTCGACGGGCTATTGAAAGTATTTTTTAGGATTCGTCAGAGTAGACGTAAAAACTTAATAAATATAAATGCCAATGATGACATTTACTCTCTAGCTGCTTAAAGCTAGACGGGGTTTGCCGGACGCCTTGTTAGCCAAGTTCCGGCCCATATTTATTTTATGAAAGTAACTTTATTAAAGAATTTTCACCGACACGATATATTACAAAAACTACCTGGAAACTCTAATATAGGTATAGAGCTAGGCGTTGCAGAAGGACTGTATTCTAGCAGGGCGATTCGTAGTGGTAAGTTTTTAAGATATATTGGGGTTGATATGTATGCTGATAGAGGGCATAATCTACAACAATACAAAAAAGCACTAACAGCTGTTGGTGTTTTATCTGGATATTCTTTACTAAAGATGCGTTTCGATGAAGCACTAGATCTATTTCCTGATAATTGTTTTGATTTTATATATGTAGATGGGTATGCTCATACTGGAGAGGAAAACGGACAGACTCTTTATGACTGGTGGCCTAAACTCAAAGTAGGGGGCATGTTTGCAGGAGATGATTACGATAAAAGAAAATGGCCTTTAGTTTATGAGGCAGTAAATACTTTTTGTGCTAAGCATCAAATTGACGAAATATATTTAACGGGCATAGTAGAGACTAATGCCTGGAGCCGTTATCCGACGTGGATGACAATTAAACAAAGACCCAGTTGGGTTAGACCGTAGGACCGAGTGCTCTGGAGTCAACATAAGAGTGAACTAAGACACAGAACCTACATACAGCACTATCGAAAGAAGTGCATAGAGCGTACCGAGAGGGCGCAGGAGAAAACACATGACTAAAATTGCATTTAATGATCTTTCCAAAGTAATGTTGGGATTTGATAGGCTAGACACAGATAGACTTTTGTGGGGGCCTGGAGAACTTTCCCAGCAGTATCCGAGGTACAATATTGTTAAAGAAGACGGAGGGTATAGAGTAGAAGTAGCTGTACCCGGCAGGTCAAAGAATACAGTGTCCGTCACTGTAGAAAAACAAAGTTTGATCGTAAAAGGAGAGGCTTTAAACGGCACTGACGTTTCTAAGTATCTTCACAAAGGAATTAGTGGTAAAGGTTTTTCTAAAACCTTCCATGTAGGCGAAAATCTTAAAGTTGAGAATGCTACTCTGACCGATGGCTTGCTCAAAATTTGGATTGCGGAACACGTACCCGAAGAAGATAAGCCTAAGTCTATCACCATTGAGTAGAGCTATTAGGAAAACGACAAACTTTTTAGGAAATAATTTTGATTTTGTAATGTTAATTGGGTCAGCAATAGTTACAGCTATATTTTTATTGCCTATCATGTAAAAGCTATATAGGGGCTTAGGCCCCTATATATATAAAGGAATTTCAAATGAATAGAAAAGAAGTATTCGAGACCCTTAAAGTAGATGAGGGAGTAGTGTACGAAGTTTACGCAGACCATCTTGGGCTTCACACGTTTGGTGTTGGTCATCTTAGTACAAGAAGACAAAGAATGGGGCGCTGAATTCGGTACGCCTGTATCAGAAGAGCGTGTATGGGAATGTTTTGAGAAAGATCTTGACACTTCTATCTCAGAGTGTCATGTACTTTACGGCGAGGAAACGTTTGAAGGATTCCCCGAGGAAGTTCAACAAGTTGTGGTCAATATGATGTTTAATATGGGCAGACCTCGCTTATCTCAATTTAAAAAATTTAACGCTGCACTTGAAGCCGGTGATTGGGCAACTGCTGCAGTAGAGGGGCGAGATTCTCGTTGGCATAAGCAAGTAACAAATCGTGCAGAAAGGCTTATGAGTAGATTAGAGGCTGTATAATGCCTTGGCTGATTTTAGCCTTTTTAATGGCAGCGGGCGGTGGTTATGCTTATCACACAACTACCGTTTCAAAATTAGAAAGTACAGTAGTTCAACTTGAAGCAAACAACAGAACCCTCAAAGAAAACCAAGTTCAGATGGAAATTGCAGTCAAGACTTCTCAAAAAGCACTCAAAGATGCAGAAGAGAATGCAAAAAAAGCAGAAGCAGCAATGTCCAACCTCACAGCAAGAA